TGGCAACAACAAATGGGAGTCAGCTCATGTCAGGCGCAACGAAGAGTATTTCAATTCTATGTGGGCAGTGGTGTCGGACTTCTGGGGTTACGTTCTTCGCGATGAAGAGCCAGTTGGTAATGACCAGCCGATACAACTTAGCATTGACAAGGTGTCGGTGGACAACATGGTCAAGCGCGATGCAACCACAGACAACGAGTTCAATGACGCGGCCTACACTTACGTTACTTTAGAAGCAGACGCCAAAGCATTTGAGTCAGCCAAGAAACAAATCAAGAGTATGGTTGGTGACAATGAGCGTGAGGTTTACTGCGATCACCTCACAGCTAAACGTGACAAACGCGGAGCTATTCGTATCACAAGGAGAACAGGATGACCGATAATCAATTAAGATATGCTCTCTCAATGGGAATGGTCAAAACTATACAGGAAGCAAACGAAGCACTGTCTGAACTAATGTTAAATAAAAAACCAGAAGAAGAACTAATCGAATTTGTAAACGAAAAGTTCACAAACATTTATGGATTCGGCAAAGCATCATGCGATTTTCTCGCGGATAAATTAAAGGAGAACAACAATGAGTGACACAGCAATCAAGGCGCTGCTCAAAGCGCAGCAAGCTATGGAATCTGTAAAGAAAGATAGCGTAAACCCACACTTCAAGAACAGGTACGCCTCACTCGAGGCAGTGATTGACGCTACGTCAAGCGTGTTCCAAGAGAACGGGTTCGTAGTCATGCAACCTTGCGGACGTGACGAGCTGGGTGTGTATGTAGAAACAAAGCTACTTCACACTTCAGGAGAAGCCTTCTCAAGCAAGGTTTACTTAGTCTTGAGCAAGCAGGACATGCAGGGATTAGGCAGCGCTATAACCTACGCTAGACGCTACGGCTTGCTAGGTATGGCTTGCCTTGCAACAGAAGATGATGACGGCAACATAGCCGCTAAGCAATCGAGCGGTGTTCAAGTCACGAAGGGCTTAACATCAGGAGATACATCCGCACCAAGCGGGTGGTAACAAGGGGGTTAATTGCTCAATTAATATGGAGAGGAGTATGCCAAGGGGAAATCTTACAAACCGTACAATCAAAGGTGTAAACGAAACTCTAGTCGCAAGAGCAATGCAGATGGCTATTGCTCAAAGCCAATCACCTGATCCTAAAAGAAATTGGGTTGTGTTTCGTATGAGAAGAGACGGGTTTACGTTTAAAAAAATTGCTGAGTTTGTTCCATTAAGTAATGAAAGGCTTCGGCAAATGGAACATAAATGCTGTAAAGAACTGAAGGCCCAATTGAATAAACTAACTACACTAGAACTTGAAACCAAAAGGAGCCAGAAGCATGGCAGAACAATACGACGACACTAACCGAGGCGCAGCCTTCACCCCATTCCCTACGCAGCAGATGATCCTGCAAGGTAAGCTCAACGTCGAGGGCGCAGACAAGAAGATCATGCTGGTCAAAGACCAGACCCGTGACGGCAAGCCTATCATTGAGATGTATGAAAAGATTGGCGTGTTCTTCGAGAACGATAAGAAAAACAATGAGTCAGCGCCCGACTACAGCGGCCCGCTTGGTGACGACAAACGTCTTGCGGGATGGAAGAAGATGAAAGATGGTAAGCCTTATATGTCGTTCCAAGTAAGCGACAAGATGTCAGGTGGTGCAGCAGCCCCAACAACTGACCCCTTGCAAGGTGATGACATACCGTTCTAGAAAGGAGGTGTTCTCCTGTAACTGGGCAGCCTTCGGGCTGTCCCTTTTTTTATCTAACAAGAGGCGCACATGCAGAAAGCACGATTAAGTTTAAGCAAGTGTATCAACGCAGCAGAGATGGGGCTGACTATACGGGAAACATCTACTCTACTTGATATACCATACAGGCAGATACTAGCATTAAGCAGAGAATATGGAGTTAAGTTTATCTGCGGAAAGAGGAAAGCTAATGAGCAACGAAGGAAAAATAGCTTTAGAGAGAGCGAAGCGTCTGCTGAAAACCATGGTGTTGTTAGCGGACAGCAAGCAACGCTACAACCTAAAGCAAGAACTCGAAGAGATAAAAGCTCTAATAGAAATAGCGCAGAAATAATCAACGAAATCTATAACAGTCAGCTTCCAAGAGCAGAGAAGCACGAACTTATCTATGCAGAAAAATGGCGCATCTTTGAACAAGAGTTGATAGACCTCAAGATGAGACCACCATTTCCTGAACTGAAAGTTAAACTCGACATAGAGAATGCAAAAAGCTCTGCAATTAGAAAGCAGAGAGAGAGAGAGCGGTCAGTAGCTAGACGACAAATGATAATGACCTGCTTTGTTAAGAAGCAAACTCGAGTAGCTGAAGATATAAACAGAGAAACTAAACTAGGACTCCGTATAGCCAGCCAGATGCTAGACCTCATGTACCGAGACGGAGTGCTTTCTAGAGAACGAGTGCAAGTTGGTCCAAACAAACGGAACAGTATATATCATTATAGAAGAAAGTGATCGTGCGGGTGGCCGTGTGAATGTGGCGCATTCGGTAGCACGTTAACCAACAAACAAGGTTGGACCACCCGCTCAATATTTTTATACAGGTTTTGTAGCCATCTCAAGAGCCGTTTCAAGAGTTTCTTTGTTTCTTCTCGTCCACCCTTTGCCAAAAGTCTGAAAGGTTTTAAGTCGCTCATAAAACTTCTGCCGAGTATGATACACAGACTCAATAATCCGATCTGGATCTAGCTCAGACACCGCCTTTAAAGTCATAGGACCAATCGCTCCGTCTTGCTTTGCTCCTACGGCACGTTGAATAGCTTTGGCTGGTCGACGACTGCCAGAATTAACAGCCCAATCAAACGCGCACCAATCAACACCGCTAGGCAGATCGTCACCTCGCACTTTATCCCAATAGTTTTTCTTATATATTGGAGCTACATCATCAGGTGTCAGGTCGCGCATCTCTTGCTCAGTGCTTTCCCGGCCAATCCACTTGTCATAGACAGCCTTCGTTACACCCAGGTTAGTCATTCCACCTGGATCTTTAGGATGATTTACAAAGCCACCTTCATGCTTCAACAGCATTCTTAAACAGTTTCCAAAGTTCTCTTTCATTTCTTAAACCCTTTCATTGTACGAATACCAAAGCTTGCAGCAATCGAGCTAAAGCAAGCCCACTGAAACCATTCAGGTGCAGCTGCAATATTAGCGAAGCCCTCCTTCATATAGGGCTGGAGCGGAGGTACAAACGAACACACAATTATGGCTATGAAAGCCACAGTCCAAGCTTCATCTTTCCAACTGCTGTTGCTTGCCTGTATCGCCGCTTGCTCCCAGCTAATTTCGCCAGTCGCAATCTTCATTTTAGTTTCTGCTTCTGCCTTTTTAACGACAGCTTTGCTATCGAGATAGGTAGATGCAAGCCCACCAAGTGATCCTATAATTTGCGCAATCATTGTTCATGTCCTAACCACACTGCAAAAGCCCCCGTCATAGCCCCTGTAACCACGCTTACAAGCGCAGACTGCTGTGTTGTGGGGTCAGGTAGCGTCATGAACCATTCGACAACTCTCCACGCAGACACAGACATCATCAACATCATCGCCCGAGGAAGGATCTTCCAAGCCAACACTCGCTCCATTGCTATAGTCATTCGCCTTCTCCTGTTTTAATTTTAAAACAATAAAGATACTCGTTGTTCTTCGTCACAAGAATAGATGCTCTTAACTTTTCCTCCAAGCAAATCTTTTCAGATGCGTATTGCCCAACCTCAAAGTGACCAACACCCCCCGCAAGTTGCAGCCATACCAGCACCCACATCACCACTTGCCCTGATAGCGGCCCAGATAATAAAAGCCTGTCACCACCCCCGCGCCAGCAATAACAAATATCACTGTGCCAACAACAAAATTAATAGCGTTGTCTATTGCCTCTTGCTTTTTGTAAGCCTGTTCCTTGCGTATGCGCCGCATCTCTGCCTCAATAGATAACACCTCTTCCCAAGCAGATGGACCGTAAGTCCAAGAGATGTGATCCTTAATCTCCTTTCGCATAGCTTCCATCTTCTTTTTCTGCGCAAAGATCTCGATAGCATTGGCGCTATTGTCAGACATCATCTTATAAAACGGAGGGTTCTTTGTCTTATCTTCTGCATACTGGAAATCAGAAAAAGCGGACCCCCATTTAGCCAAGGTTCCGCTCATCTCTTGTATATCTTTGCCAGCAGATATTCCCTGCTTGAGAATATTAAACGCGCTTGTAGCCAGACCGACCGCTGTAACAGGGTCAATCATTTTGTCAGCCCATCTTCGACAGCACGGCAACTAAGAGTGCAATGATAAAGCCCGTTGTGCCAATCATGATTGCTTCCATGCGCTTAACGCGGCTAAACAGATCTTTGAATTGGATTCGCATTTCTGTTTGCATAGCAATCACCTCTTTTTCAAGCCCGTCTATACGCTCATGCGCCGATGCCACTGTTCTTTTATCCATCTTCTTCTTCCGTTATTTCCAATGCTTGCCTCAAATCGTCCAGAAATCCCTTCCTGCCCCTATGAAGCTGCACCAAGTTATTCTGCGCAGAACCAATCTTCTGATCCAGTGAGCCAATGTGATTGATGCAAGCCTTTGCCTCATCGCTCAGTTGATCTTCTGTGTATTCTACATCGTCAATCGTAATGACCTTTTTGTCTTCAGTCATGTTGATCTCCTTTCAGTTAAGTGCTTCGCAGTGTCCTCACTACGTTGCGGGTTAAGCAGCCCAAGGATTTCCGGAGGCTTCAGTTGGGTTAATTAGTTTGTCGATCTTAGCAGC